ATAAAACACAAAATCTTGAAAGAGAATTACTCGCTCCATTACCAGAAACTACCGGTGGTAAATTTGAAATTAGTGATGGTTTGTTGTGGTTTACTCTTGCTACTGAGAATTGGACAAGAAATACAATAGGAGCAATACCTCCTTGTGATCATGGGACAGTTGGAACAAATCTTAGTGCGACTTATAGTAACGTTGCAGCAGGTGTCGGTGCTACATTAACTAACTCAAGTACCCAAGCCGTCTTCACTCTTGACGGTGCTACACCAGCATTAAATTCAAGGATACTTGTTAAGGATCAAACATTAACATTACAAAACGGAGTATATACAGTAACTAATACTGGTTCTGTAAGTACAAACTGGATTTTAACTAGAGCGACCGACTTTGATTCTGCAAGTCAGGTGATACAAGGTAATACAATTAAAATAATCTCAGGTACTGTAAATGCAATAACCGAATGGATGGTAACATCAATAGTAGCTACAGTAGGAACGGATCCTTTTACTTTTGCACTACTTGCTAAAAACGCAGTAAATTCAATTGTTGGAACTACTAATCAAATTCTTGTGACCGTTGCGAATAACGTTGCTACTCTAAGTATTGTACCTAATCCAGTTTTACCTGGAACAGCTTCGGTAACTATTCCTATTGGAACAACTGCGCAGCGTCCAGTTACACCGACTGCGGGAATGTTGAGATTTAACACTTCGTTATAGGTAAATTATGAAACCCAATGGAAGACCTGAAATGAGTGACGGCGCAAATTGGTATGCTTTAGCCCTTCAAAGCGATTTGGAAGTTGATCCTGATATTTATGCTCTTTTACAAGCTTTAAATAATGAGGTGCTATAATGCCATTATTTTTAAAAGCTCTTGATCCGACAATTGATGTTTTAGGAAATGAGCAGGTATTAAAATATAATGCCGATCAGATTAATAACGATGCCAACTTGTTGCTATTAAATGCTTTTACTGCAAATGCGGGAATTTTTCCTCTTACAGGATTATCTTTTGCAAATAGTAATTTCAAAGGATTTAGATTTTACCATGAATCATTAAATGGTTCCGTATATGGTAATTTTAGCTTACAAACCTATAATAAGTATGGAATTAGTAATGATATTTTTAAATACGACGAACAAACTGATGGCGTAATATTTTCAAAGAATGTCATATTAAATAACACTGGTGCAAGTTCTGTTTCAACTAGTTTTCTTGTGTCGAATAACGGGGTTGATGTAGCAGATTTTGGTTTTAACAATAGTACAAACGAAGCCTATGTTTGGGCTTACGGCACATCAAGTTTAAAATTTGGAACAGCTGATACCCTAAGGATGCGACTCCTTAACAATGGAACATTAGATTTACTTACTAACACTGTTACCACTAGTGGGGATATTAATGCAACTACTGGCAATTTAAAAGGTAACAATCTTTCTGCACATAGTGCCAGTTCCATTGGTGTCGGCAGTTCGTTAGCTATGAACAATAACTCTATTACAGGACTTGCAAATCCTATAAATAATCAAGATGCAGCTACAAAGCAATATGTGGACGCTATAGGTGCTCCGCGATCTATTATGCAAGGGGTTATGCTTGCCAATCAGGGTGGGGATGAGATTGCGACTGGACAACATGTGAAATTTGATTCTGCGCTTTATACAAAAGGAACTTCTATAAGCTTAGATGTTTCAACACCTTATAATAATTCTGCTAATACAGCTTCTATAGGTCGCATTACATTGGCAGCGGGAAAAACATACAAACTTATAGCTACAGTATCTAGAGCATACCTAACCACACCATCAGGTTATTTCGTGTTAAAATGGTACAATAGTGACGCTTCCACTTTTATAGGAGTAGCCAATACTTGGTGGGGATCCGTTTATACTGAGACCTCGGGTGGAGCCGTGATGGCTATGATTACGACTACCGTTGCCACAAGAGTTGAATTACATATAAGTACTAGTGCTAGTTTTACATTTATATATGGTACTGGCGTTTCAGGTGGTGGAGCAACATTTATCATTGAAGAATTGTAATTAACTTAATTTAAAGGAAAAAATATGCCAAAAATAAACAATAACACAAGTATACCAGGAACAGAAACATTGGAAACATTAGAAAAAGTAGAAAAAGTAGAAATACTAACCTATAACACAATGCTACCTGAGAACTATGCAGCATTGCAACATTTGTCACGGCTTATAAGCGACATGCAGAATGCGCAGAACTGGGCAGGAAATCTTTTTAGAGGAGGTTTTGATAATACCGATCCAAAAATGATTGGGTTAAAACAAGCAGCAGAAGAAGCTTTAAAAAAAGTTGATGAAAACATAATTAAGATTAAGGAAGACTTAGCTAGTTATGTACAGCTAAATAACAATTGATAAAACCTTAACTTAATTCTATAATACAAAATATTAATTATCGCGAGCAAACTTATGAATCCCATAGAAATTATCCAAATCTTACCTAAATACATACAAGCTATACATAGTGATGCTGTTTTGTATTTTTCGGGTGAAGACACAATAGCAACCCCTGAACGTAAATTATTGTTAATCAATGATATTCAACTTATCAAAACTCAGTTAGACGCTTTAGAAAAATTCATAGATTAATCCGATGACAAAAAGAAGTTTAAAAGATTGCGCACTCAGATATGAATGCGCTGAACAAATTGCCAAATGCGGAATTCAAATTGATTTTATAAAAGAAGCTACGGCCGATTTTCTTTCTTACAAAAGTAATAACGAAGTAATGCCGAGTGATGAATTGGAAATTCTAACCGATAGATATCAAGCTTTCCAACAATTATTTGAATCAATTATAAGTAATAATTAATGAATTTTATTTCTCCTGTTAGGTTATTATTTAATAATTTAGCAGACTCTCAAACGGCTCTTTTTAGTTCCGAGGGCAATGTAGTAATAAAGTCAATTAGATGTTGCAATACGTCTGGAATTAATATCAGACTGAGTTTAAAAGTTATTGCGTTGCTTGAAAGCCCTATACAAGAAGCTTTCATCGCTGAAAATCTTTTAATACTCCCGAATCAAACTACCGATTTACTATCAATAATTTATGGCGAAAGTTCAGAAGTAGTAGAGCATAGAATGTTCGATGGAGATAATTTAATTTGTTACTCAAATGGATATCAAAATAAGTTTGATTGCATTATTCAAGGTTATCAGGAAGTAGAAAATATTAATAATATATGATGATAAAACTTACCGCTGGCAAAGCAAAACTATTGCAAGAATTAAAGGATTATTTTTACTATTCCGCAAATTCTGAAGTGCGTAAAAAATGGTGTATGCAATATAAAGAAAATCTCAAGTTTTACTATGGCGATCAGTGGAACGAAGAATTAAAGCAAGAGTTTGCAGACGTTGGAGCGATGCCTTTTGTGGTGAATCGAATAGAGCCTATAGTTACTACCTATGTTTCCTTACAGATAAGCGCAAGGCGGCGTATTGCTTTTAAAGCTACTACTGGTTTAGGTCAGCATAGTTCGTTAGCTGAATATTTAAATAATATGGTTTACATTATTCAGACACAAAACGATTTTCAGAATAAGTCTACGCAAAAATATACAGATGCTTTAATAGGCGGATTAGGCTGGACTCATTTCGGTTATGAGAATAATTCCTGTCAAACATTTTTCTATGATTATATAGATCCTCGGGAGATTTACTGGGATCCTGATGACCAATCACAAAGACTTGAAGACTCTAACTTTGTTTGCCGTAGTTACTTTGTATCAGGAATAAAATTGAAAGAGCGTTATCCAAAGCATGCAGATTATTTTGATAAACTAATCGGTAAAAATACTGGCGGCAATGGTTATGACGCGTATTCTGTTAGTGGTGGAAATGGAGCTATTAGAGACGATTATATGCCTTATGCTGATCTTAATAACGGTGATGGTTTAGAAGAAACATGGGTATTAGGTAGGTCAGCTCGTATCGTTGAGGTTTATTACAAAAAGAACGTCAAATATTACGAAGCCACAATTGCTTTTAAGCCGGAAGAGCAAGAGGGGGTTGTTACAGAGCAATATTTTAATACGTTTGATGAAGAATTAGCTAATCAAAAAAAGGTAGCAGGAACTCAAGTAAAAGAGTTGCACGGCACTCAAATTTGGAAAGGAGTCTATTGCTGCGATATTTTGTTAGAAAGCGGCGCGCTACCTGCCCAAGTACCTAATCAGAAATATTTTCCATTATTGCCGTTATGTTTAAAACGTAATTACTTGAGTATTCCTTATGGGGTCGTGGATGGTTTAATACCTCTCTCAACTTCTTTAAACTATGTATGGACTAAGACAATACACGGTCTTAATTCCAAATATCTCATTATTGATGAAGATAATAAGGATCTAGAAAAAATGAGACCGATACTACGTAAAGAATTAAATAGGCGAGATGGCATGATATTTTCAAAGAATCCGCATCAAGTGCAGCTAATTAATTCTGAAACTATGCTACCTTTTTTAGAAAAGACGTTGCAGAGAATTGATCTTGAGTTCGAGCAAAGAACTCAACTCTTTGATGAATTAAAAGGAGAGCAGACAAATGCAATAAGCGGCGTTGCCATTCAAGCAAGAGCAACAAATGCAGCCAGAACTCAAAACCCTCTTCATGCCACCTATCAACATATGCTCTTTTCAGAAGGGCAGTTAATGCTAGATACAATTAGGGGGATTAAAGATTTTAAGTATGCATTTAATTACTTCAAAGATAATAAAACAAATCACGCCGTACTTGGAGATGAGATATCAACTATTAATTTTGAAGTCTTTGCAGACACCGCCCCTAACTTCTCTTCATCGAACGAAGAAGAAACAGCAAAATTTGAGGCGTTACTTAACAGTCCAAACCCCGCTCTTGTTATGTCAGATCCATTATTCTTAAAAAAACTAGGTTTTACCGATAACGATGCTATTGCTTTAAATGAGGCTTACCTAAGATTAATGCAAGGCCAGCAACAAGCTCAGTCGCAAGAAGAAGCTCAGAAAGCTGAGTAGTAAATATAAATTAACTAATCAAATAGGATTGCACGATGGAAGATTTAAAAAATACCGATATATCAGATACGTTTTCTAGTATTTGGATGGGTGAGGATGAGTTAGAGAAGCAAGAGCAAAAACCGAATGTCGCAGAAACAGAAGACAAGGTTGAAGAATTATCTACAAAAACAGAAGACAAACAAGAAGTCGGAAGTAATAGCAAAGGCGATACTGATTTAAAAACAGAGCATGAGTTGCTCAAAAAAAGGTTTGATGAATCAAGATCTTGGGGACATAAGAAAAACTCAGCTTATGTTAACGCTAAAAAGAAAGTGGGTGAATTTCTTACAAAGTTAAAAGAGGACTCAATTATCGATGAAGAGGAAGCTAAGAACTGCTTAAGTTTTTTTGATAACGCAGATGAAGCAGAAGAAACGGCCGTAGAACAAAAAACTAATCCTTATGTTGCTTTAAAAAAGAATCTCGACAATGAATTTAGTATATTTAAAAAATATAGTAAAATTGATGACGCAGAAGAGAAATACAAAGCTTTTTTCTCATTCCTTCCTTTGTTTTCAGAGGACGAGCAAGAGAAGGCACTAAACTATATGACAAACGAAGCACCAGAAGTAATAATTGATAATATCATGCTATTAGGCGGTGATATTCATGACAATTTATATAAAGGCGCGCAAAAAAGTGGCGGAATTATACCTTTCGTTAAATCTTTACACTCAAAGATAGAAAAATTAGAAAAACGTAATAAAGAGCTTGAAACTGAGCTTGACACTACCGAAGGAGTGGTTCATAATAGATCTATGAATTCAAAAGTTTCTAGCCTTGCACCATCACGAACTAAACAGACTGCCGCCGAGATTTGGCAAGGGCAACGCTAGCAACAAACGACATTTCTTCTAAAGAATGA